CCCGTGCCGAACGACTCGTCCAAGTCCTACCTCAAGGATGAGGCGCTGTTCGCCTATCAGGTGAAGATCATCCGCCGGCTGGCGGATCAGGGTCCGTGCGTTATGATCGGCCGCTGTGCCGACTATATTCTGGCAGGCCGACCGGATGTTGTGCGCGTGTTCGTCCATGCGGACAAGGATTTCTGTCTCGAGCAGGCCATGAAGGTGGACTCGCTGCCGGAGCAGGAGGTCGAGAAGAAGATCGCGGAGATCGACGATTACCGCGCCCGCTACTACAAGCACCACACCGGCCACGACTGGTATGATGCGCGGAATTATGATCTGTCGCTCAACAGCGGCGTGCTCGGCTTTGACGGCACGGTTGAAGAGATCATCAAGTATATGGAAGTGCGCGAGCAGTTTCAGAAGTAAATAGGGGAGAACCGTTTGTGAGAGCAGGCGGTTTTCTTTTTTGCGTTTGGCGGTTGAAAGGATTTACCGTATGTTTACCACCTGCACATAATTATCCCGTAGGGGCGAACATTGTTCGCCCGCAGCACGACCGGAGCCTGTGCAAGGAACGGCCACGCATCCGGTTAACCATAACGTAGGAGCACAATGTGCTCCCCTGCGGGATGACGTGTACAGATCGGATAGCAACGGTAAACCACGGCAGGAAAATGGTGCAGATTCGACCTGAAAAAACTTTTTCAAAAAATTTTGAAAAAAGGGTTGACGAAACGGGGATTCTGTTATATACTAAACAAGTCGTCAGCGATGAGTCATCAAAAACGACAACAACTTAACAAGATGGAGAGTTGGCTGAGTGGTCGAAGGCGCACGATTGGAAATCGTGTAGGCGTGATGAGCGTCTCTAGGGTTCAAATCCCTAACTCTCCGCCATAAAGAGCTGAAATCGTAAGGTTTCAGCTCTTTTTGTTTATCTGCGGCACGAAAAAGTTGCAAGTAAATTTCTGACATACACAGGGCAAAAATCGAAAATGGCCCAAAAATGGCCCAACTTCACTGAAAAAGTCCTCCGGTTACGAGCCGGAGGACTTCTCTTTTTGTTCGTTTTTTGTTTCGGGGAAGATACCGGCAACGACCTTCTGGGCGGCGGCAGCAGCCGTTTCAAAGTCGGTGTGCAGGTAGCGTTCGGTGGTTTCAATCTTCGTGTGGCCGAGCATATTCTTGACGGTGTTCAGATCCGCGCCGGACTTGATGAGCATAGTCGCTGCGGAGTGCCGTAGATCGTGCACACGCACCTGGTCAAAACCGTATTTCGCTCGGAAGTTTTCCCAGCGCTTCGTGATGGCGTTCGGCGTAGGGAGCACGCCGTCCAGCTCACAGACATACTGCACGATGCGGTCCTTGGGGAAGGCGGCACGCACGGCCAGCAGCTCCTCTCTGATGTAGGGCACAAGGTACAGCGTGCGGCGGCTCTTGGAGGTTTTTAGCTTGGGCTTCCAGACAGGTTTCTCCTCGCCGTCGTAAGTGTACTGCCCGGCGACTGTGATGGTTTCATTCTCGAAGTCGATGTCAGACCAGCGCAGGCCGAGAGCCTCGCCGCGCCGCAGGCCGTAGACAACGCACAGCAGCACGACAAGATACAGCTGACCGTCATGCCCGGCAAGCAGCGTGAGCACACTGTGCGCCTGCTCCGCCCCGAGAATGGACGGCACAAACGGCTCGTCATCCCGAGGAAGCATGACCTTGCTGCACGGGTTATCCGTCAGCAGCTTACACTCGACTGCGTAATTGCAGGCAGCCTTGAGTACGCGGTGTGCGTAAGCGACCGTACCGGCGCGGATCGGCTTGCCGTTATCCACAGCCTGTGCAAGCATCTGAGCATAGACGGTTTCGAGCAGGATTCGATTCAGCTTGCAGATCGGCTTGTCCCCGATGTGCCGGTTCAGCCGCTCGGCGCAATGCGAGTAACCGCGGATTGTATTGGGTTCCCGGCCGCGCAGCTTGCATGAGGTGATATATGCCTCCAGAAGCTGCCGCACGGTCATGTTGTCGGCATCCGGAGCGCGGTCCGCATGGTCGCTGAGATACTGCTGTTCCCACTCGATCGCCTCGCGCTTGGTGCGGAACCACGTCTTTGACTTGCGGTGCCGCTTGCCGGATTCGTCGAACCAGCTTGCCCGAGCGCCCCAGCCTTTGCCTTTTTCATTCCATACCATATAAGAAAAACCCCTTTCCACCATGAAAAAAGTATGGTAAAATAGGGGTACTGATGAGAGTGGAATTTTGTCAGTACCCCATGTCCCGTTCCGGTGCGCCAACACCGGGGCGGGATTTTTTATTTTATATTCCAGGAATGCCCGCAGTTTTGGCACAAACAAACTTTTTCATTCTTGAACTTTGTTTTTTCTGTGCCCTTTGATTTCTTCCATACAAGGTTAGACATACCAAGTGTACATATAGCAGTTGTTGCACGCGCTGCATTGTTGATGTTACCCAGCAAGCCGGTTCCGTGCTTTGCTGTTTTCCCTTTTGTCTGCATCATTTCGATGGTTACGTTTTCGCTTCTGCATTTAGGACATATCATTTTTATTCCCCCATAGTGTTTGTTTTATATCCCTGTTCACGGTTCTACCAGTGAATGGGGATTTTTTATTTGGTCAGCCAGCCGCTCGGCTACGTCGATCGGGATGGCTTGATCTGTGAAATGGTTCTCGTAGATATGGTTGAGTTCGTGATTTAACGCGGCAAGTCGGCTGCGTTCGCAAAGATATTCGCTGACGAACACGTTAAATACAAGATTATCGTCTGTCACGGTAACTGCTTTAACCTTTGCGGGCAGCGGTGCGAGCCGTGCAAAGATTTCGGGGTGCATGGATCAATCTCCTTTGGAATCTTTACCTAACATAGCTTCGATCACTCTAACAGCTTTTTCGACATCTTCCTTTGTCGCGCCCTTTGCCAGCTGGAACATCATCTTCATCTCCGGACGGGTGCGCAGCATTTCGAGATATTCGTTCAGCTCTTGATCTTCACTATCAAGGGACTTTTCTTCTTTTGCTTCAAGTACCTCGTAAGGAGAGATGCCGAAATAGTCTGCTATTTTTCTCAGAACCTCCGGCGAAGGTTCTTTCGCGGCGTTTGATTTCCATTTTGACACCAACGATTTGCTTATCCCTGCTTCGAGTGCTGCGCGAGTAGGCGAAACGCCTTTCTGCTTACATAGCTCAATAAATCTGTCATAAAACACGATAACACCTCATTGTTTTTATGCACAATGCCGAAGTTCCCAAAATTCAACTAAAGGGTGTTGACATGGTGAATATCGTGAACTATAATAAGCTCACAGGTTGAATATTGGGAACTTCAAGCGTCATTCTTCTCACCTATATGATAACACTGTTGTTCTCAATTTTCAACTGTAAAAATGGAAGGAGTTGAAAAAAGTTGACTAAAAAGTGGACGGGCGATTTGGTTGGTTTGATGCACCTGCATAAAATCACGGGTCAGATGCTCGCAGAACACATGGGCATTACCAACCGCTATGTCAGCATGGTCCTCAATGGCCACCGCGAACCGCCCGACGCGGAAGAGCGCTTCAACAAAGCGGTTCAGGAGATCATCGAATCACAGTCGGCATAGCACAGCAGATGTCCAATAAAAAGGACAAGGAGACTACCCCGAAAGCGAGGTGAACCACTATGAAAAGCCGTCTTATCCAGGAAACCGTCAGCTACGAGGGCGCCTGCGAGATGCTGGACTGTGGCAAGAACACGATCCTGAATCTCTGCAAAGCCGGAGAACTGGCATCCACGATCCACGCCGGACGACGGCGTATCTACATTGACAGCATCGAGGCTTATGCCGAGCGTATCCGCGCAAAGGCATATGCCGCGAGCGTAAATATTTAAGAAAGAAGGAAATCCAATGCAAAACAACAATTTCGCAGCCACACTGGCCTCGGTCGCATCCGAGTTCGGCGTAGAGGACACCGCAAAGCACGGCCGCGGCATCAAGCCAAGCAAGCGCCCGTACTTCCGCTGGACGGACGAGCAGCTCGAGCAGTTGGCAACGCTGCACGACGAGGGCAAGTCTGCGAACGAGATTGCGGAGGCGCTGGGCGTATCCCGCGATAAGGTCATCACCAAGCTGGCCGCCATGGCAGCACGGCAGCGTGCCGGCAGCAAGACGCCGGAGCAAAGTACCGAACCGGTACCCGAGGCCGAGGCAGAACCGGAGCAGGAAGCTGAAACCGAGCCGTCCGTCGAGGCCGAGCCGGAACCAGAGCTTAACCCAGTGTCGCAAGACCTTAACCCAACTGATGTTGACCTCGACCGCATGATCTTCACGGCGTTCGACAACGTAGTCGGCAAGGTAGATGATTTCGTCACGATGTCCGGCTGCTGGCGCAAGGTGCTGACGACCATCGAGAAGCAGTTGAACGAGCTGGCATATCTCGTTTGGGAACACCCGAACACCGAGAAATCGGTCTGTCAGATCGCGGCTGTCATCGCTTATGACGAGATCCGCGCATGAAAAACGCCGCTGTCAGGACGGCAATCCCGATCAGCGGCAAAGAAATGTATTCAACCACATAATAGCATGAAGTTAGGAGAATTTCAATGGTAAAGATTATCAGCAACGTAAAAGGTGACCACGTTGAGGCGAGTGTAGAGCTGGCTGGCAACATGAAAGCGATTGTTTCCGAGCTGGTCAATGCAATCGGCAGTGTGTACCTGCAGATTGGTACACAGGACAAGTGCGCCGCGCAGGCGTTCCGCAAGATGTTCACTCAGTTCGTAGCAAGCAAGGATTCGCCGATGTGGTTCGAGGGCAGCTGTGACGGCGTTACTGTCAACGCATCCATCGTCCGTGCGGGCAAGCTGACCAGCGAGGATGTTGCCAACGCAATCCGCAGCGGCGCTTCCAAGGACGTTATCAAGGCTTTGCTGGAGGAGATGTAACATGACCGACCCCATCAAGATCACCTCGCTCGAGGCGGAGAACGTCAAGCGCGTGCGTGCGGTGCAGCTGCATCCGAGCGCAACCGGCCTGACCATCATCGGCGGCAACAACAACCAGGGCAAGACCTCGCTGCTGGACACGATCGCGTGGGCGCTCGGCGGCGACCGCTTCCGTCCGTCCAAGGCCACCCGTGAGGGCAGTACCATTCCGCCGCACATCAAGGTCACGCTGTCCAACGGCCTGATCGTCGAGCGCCGCGGCAAGAACAGCGACCTCAAGGTCACCGACCCGTCGGGCAGCAAGGCCGGACAGCAGCTTCTCAACGCCTTTATCGAGCAGCTGGCACTCGATCTGCCGCGCTTTATGCAGGCGAGTGACCGCGAAAAGGCGGACACGCTGCTCCGCATCATCGGCGTGGGCGAACAGCTTGCCGCACTCGAGCGCAAAGAGCAGGAGCAGTACAACGAGCGCCTTGCCATCGGCCGCATTGCCGACCAGAAAGCCAAGTATGCGAAAGAGCAGCCGTACTGGCCGGATGCACCGGACGAACTCATCTCCGCAAGTGACCTCATTCGCCAGCAGCAGGTCATTCTGGCCCGCAACGGCGAGAACCAGAGCAAGCGGGCGATGGCAAGCCTGCTCGAGCAGCAGGTGAGCACCCTGACCGCGCGAGTGGATGAGCTGCACCGTCAGCTGCAAACCGCCGAGGACGAACTCATCGCCAAGATGGACGATCTCGTCACCGCACGTAAGACCGCCGAGCAGCTTGTGGACGAGAGCACTGAGGAGCTGGAACGCAGCATTGCCGACATCGAAACCATCAACGCCAAGGTGCGCGACAACCTCAACCGCGAAAAGGCCGAGGAGGATGCACGCGCCTATCAGCAGCAGTACGACAGCCTGACCGCCGACATTGAACAGCTCCGCGAGGATAAGCGCGCGCTGCTCGACGGCGCCAAGCTGCCGATGGAGGGCCTCGGTGTTGCGGACGGCGCACTGACCTATCACGGCCAGAAATGGGATAATATGTCCGGCAGTGAGCAGCTGCGGGTGGCGACCGCCATTGTGCGCTGTCTGAAACCGCAGTGCGGCTTCGTGCTGCTGGACAAGCTGGAGCAGATGGACCTCGGCACGCTGCGCGAGTTCGGCGCGTGGCTGGAGAGCGAGGGCCTGCAGGCCATCGCAACGCGCGTTTCGACCGGCGACGAGTGCTCCATCATCATCGAGGACGGCTATGTGCAGGGCGAGGAACAGCCTTTGCCTGAGGAGCCGCAGAACACATGGAAAGCAGGTGCATTTTAATGCAGATCATCCGCGGAAAACAGAAAACCGCGCTCAAGGTTGTCGTGTACGGTCCGGAGGGCATCGGCAAGTCTACGTTTGCCGCGCAGTTCCCGAATCCGCTGTTCATCGACACCGAGGGCGGCACCAAGCACATGGACGTCGCCCGCACGCCCAAGCCGACCAGCTGGGTTATGCTGCTCGGTCTGGTCAAGGAGTGCATCGCCGACCCGAGCCTGTGCGGCACGCTCATCATCGACACGATGGACTGGGCGGAGCTGCTGTGCAGCCGCTACGTCTGCGACAAGAACCAGAAAAAGAGCATCGAGGAGTTCGGCTACGGTAAGGGCTACACCTATCTGATGGAGGAGTTCGGCAGCCTGCTGAATACGCTCAATGAGCTGGTCGAGCGCGGCGTGAACGTAGTCGTGACGGCGCACGCCAAGATGCGGAAATTTGAGCAGCCGGACGAGCTCGGCGCATACGACCGCTGGGAGATGAAGCTGTCCGCCAAGACCGCGCCGCTCGTCAAGGAGTGGGCGGACATGGTGCTGTTCGCCAACTACAAGACGTTCGCCGTCAAGACCGAGAACGGCAAGACCAAGGGGCAGGGCGGCGAGCGCCGGATGTACACCACCCATCACCCGTGCTGGGATGCCAAGAACCGCTTCGGCCTGCCGGGTGAAATGCCGTTCGATTTTGCCGGAATCGCCCATATCATCGGGGACGAAAAAAATATTCGGTCAATTACTGAACCGAATGAACCGATTGTGGTCAATTCTGCGGACGAAACACCGGATAAGTGTAAGGACGTTTCCGATGCACCCGCACAGGCGGCAGTAAGCGAACCGGCGAAACCGGACGGCACTGTGCCGGATATTCCGGACGGCATCCCGCAGGCGCTGCGCGACCTCATGCAGGCCAACAACGTCACCGCGACCGACATTCAGACCGCTGTTTCCGCCAAGGGATATTTCCCGCTCGGCATGGAGATCACCGACTATCCGGCGGATTTCGTAAACGGCTGCCTGATCGGTGCGTGGGATCAGCTCTATCAGGTCATTCTGAAAGAGCGCAAGGACATTCCGTTTTAATCAAGGAGGACAATTATTATGAGCGACAACATTCTGGATCAGGAGCTCGGCTGGGAAGACGAGATCGAAAACGAGGGCAGTCCGCGCCGTGTGCTCGAGCCGGGCGAGTACCCGTTTACCGTACTGGGCTTTGAGCGTGCCCGCTACGCCGGCAGCGAAAAGGTAGCGCCGTGCAATCAGGCTATCCTGCACCTGCGTGTGGATGCGCCGGACGGCGAGAGCGAGATGAACGTCAACCTGTTTTTGCTTAAGCGCTTTGAGTGGAAGCTGTGCCAGTTCTTCACGTCCATCGGTCTGCGCCAGCACGGCGAAAAGCTGCGTATGAACTGGGCGGCTGTCACCGGCAAGACCGGCCGCTGCCGCATCACCAAGCGTACTTACAAGGACAAGACCGGCGCAGACCGCGAAACCAACGATCTGGACGAGTTCCTCGATCCGCTGGGTGCGCCGTCCATGCAGCAGGCGGGCGGCTTTACGCCGGGAGCATTCTAATATGGAACTGCGACCGTATCAGCAGGCGGCGCGTGAAGCGGTCGAGAACCGCTGGGAGCAGGGTGACGACAGCACCCTGCTTTCTATTCCCACCGGCTGCGGAAAGACTGTCATTTTTGCGAAGATTGCCGAGGACAGGGTGCGGCAGGGCGACCGCGTGCTCATCCTCGCGCACCGCGGCGAGCTGCTCGATCAGGCCGCCGACAAGCTGCACACCGCGACCGGACTTTCCTGCGCGACCGAGAAAGCCGAGCAGAGCTGTCTGGGCAGCTGGCTGCGTGTAGCGGTCGGCTCGGTGCAGACCCTTATGCGGCCCAAGCGCCTGGCGGCGTTCCCGCGGGACTACTTCGGCACCATCATCATCGACGAAGCGCATCACGCGGTATCCGACAGCTACGGACGTATCCTGAACCACTTTGACAGCGCAAAGGTGCTCGGCGTAACGGCTACACCCGATCGCGGCGATATGCGAAACCTCGGCAGCGTGTTTCAGTCGCTGGCTTACGAGTATTCGCTCACCAAGGCCATCCGCGAGGGCTACCTCGTGC